CGGATCTTGCCGACGATTTTGTATTCTTAAGCTTTATTTGCGCCATAAGGCTCTTAAGTGCAAGTACGCGCGGATCCGTCTCAGATACTCCCTGCGCCAAAAGCCTGTTTATTTCAGCCTGCGGATTATCCGCATAAGCATCTATGTAAGTTAGATAATACTGAAGCTGTCTTTCCTCGTCATCCTTTGCTTCGGAAGCAAGCTCCCTTTCAAGCGCAAGCCTGTTCGTCGCAAGTGACAGGTACGATTCTGCCGCCTGCTGCGCAATATTTGCGACTTGCTGTGCCTTTTCTATATCACCTGTAAGTCTGACATCCGTTATAGCATTATCTATATTCGCAATCTGTGATGTCCTTTGCGTATTTATATCTTTAATATTATTTGCGTAGTTGTTATCAAGATTTATGAGTCCCGATTCCGTAATGCCACCGCTCATTCCGGCAGCCGCATACTGCTCGGGAAGATCCTTTTTCGACTTCATGAGAGCTATGTACTCCTCTCTCGCCGCTTTATCCATAGCATCGTTTATGCCGGACTTTTGACTCTCGAGGGCATTTACACTTTTTTTAATACTCGCATCTATCGCCGCTTGTTTCTGTGCAAGTATATTATCATAAGAATCCTGCTGTATTCTCGCAATATCATCATATGTCCTTGTATAGTCTGACTGACCAAGTCTTTCAACTTCAACACCTTTTCCGTCTTTTATCGTCCAGTAACGGCCGCTTTTGTCAACACTCGTATAGCCCTCACCTATTCGTGTACCGTCTGAAAGGTAAGTCTGTCCATTTTGAATGTATCCCGCCACAGCGCTACCCTCCGGAGTATATACAGTAGTATCGTATCTGCTTCCTGATGACTTGCTTGATGATGATTTTGAAGAGCTGTTCGTTCTTCCCGCAGCATTATTATTTAACGGAATATTTTTAGATCCGTCTGCTCCACCGGAATAACCCGCCTTTGCTCTTTCAGCCTCTGCTCTTTCGTGCGCTGCCGCCATTCCTGCTTTATCACCTCTTGCATGCGCATCAGCATAATCCTTCTTCGCTTGATTTATAACACTTTGATTTACTGCCATTTTATTTCCTCCCTATTCATCATCACTTTTCTTTAACACTTCTATAGCCGCCACGAGCTTATTCGGAACAGGAATTCCCATAAGCACCGCATTTTCAATAATAGAAATCACTTCATTACATACAAACGCTATAATCACAGCATCACGCAGAATACTGTTGCTTCCGCTTAAAAGGTCAAGCCTACAAGCAACAAGCACGACCAGCAGCGTGACCCCTTTTCTGCACAAGCCTTTCCACCCAGCACGCGACTCAAGCGAGCCGTTTTCAGTTTTTGATGACTTATGAAAAACACCGGCAACAATAATTCCCGTTATATAGTCGACGCACATAACAATAACGAGTGATATCATCGCATGATCCCACCCGCCGAACAGTGAAGCTATGAGGCTAAGTACAGTGCCGAAACCTACAGCTATTGTATCTTTCATATATTTACCTCCTACCTGTTATCCTTATATCTAAACACTTTGCAGCCGAATTTATCCGAATTACTGTCAAAATGCATTCCCCACTTGTACACCTCAACGCCGCCTATTTTGCCGTGTACAGAACATATAGCTTGCCACCAATATGTAAAGCGCTTTACGGTCTCGTTATCCGTTGTGTCGATGTTGTTTATGTCCGTCGCGCGGCCGTCAAGGTGGGCGGAATTTGATGCTCCGCCGCATTTCTTGTTAAACGCCTTTGTTCTGTACCAGCTTGATACATTAAGAGGTTTGCCATAGCAGTCGCGAAGCTCCTGAATCATCTGTGCGTGCTCAATGGCTTCGGGTGTAAGCACAAGCTTTACAGCATCATCCGCCTGCTTGTTTGTCATCTCGGCGATTGTGAAGTTCTTTGTTATTCGTCCGTCTGTTATGTATGGCATATAAACCTCCTTCTATACCGCGGCATTCCACCTTACTGTTATAGTCTCCCACCAATTAGGTGTATGTGGTTTAAGGGGTTCGTTATATGGCACGAACGGTTGAGTTCGATTAAGGTCATTATCCGTTGTCTCAGTGATTGTTTCTTTTATTAGTTTCCCTTCATCGTTATACTCTTTGACTGTCGTTATCGTTTTTTTCATATCACTTTTCCTCCTCAACTATTAAAAAATCCTTAATACTTCATTTTTCAACTATCCAATTTTTTCGGATAGTTCATTTCCTAACTACCCAGAAATTCTCGGCAGTTCCTATATAAACTGAATGCCGTATCCCTGCATTTGTGATGTATTTATCTGTGCAAATTTCTCTGCACCGTTGATAGCGGCAATATGGCCGCCGTCAAGCATAATTGCATACTCAAACTGCATCTTATCACGGCAGTGCGTGTTAATCTGCGCTGCCGTCATATTCTTATAGTACACGCCGTATACTTTTCCGTTCTTAACCGCAAGTACAGTATGATTAGTTTTTCTAAGTACATCACTGTATGCGCCGCTGAAACCCTCGCCTGCAGGGTCGTAAGCGTCGAGCAAACCCATTCCGCCGACAGCCCAGCGAACGCTTTTGGGAAGCTCTGCAGAACTCTTACATTTCTTGATACCAAATGTTCCGTTATTCAGTCTGTAAAGTACACTTTCAGGTTTGCCGATATGTGCGTGACAGGCCGCTGAATACACAGCTTGTCCATTATTTATGAGAATTGAACACGGAGTCTTACCACTTGGATATGTAAAGCTGCCGGATATCGAATTGTTGTAGTTTTTAAGCCCGCCATTCGGGTCAAATGCAAGAAGATCATTTCCGATTATAACGGGGTATCCATACATCTGAAGCGTCACGGGGAAGCAGTTTGCGCCGACTTTTGCCGCAAGGTCGCTCATCGTCTGCGCGCCGATGATACCGTTCGGATATGCTCCGATCGCTTTTTGAATCGCCTGAAACATTCGCTTCTCGCTGTTTGTTGAGTATGTTACATCTTTCATAACTAAATCCTCCCTTTAAAAGTTCTTATAGCACCATACAAAACCATCAATATTGTGTGATGTCAAATCAGGCATACCGTTTGTTCCATCGCATACAAGCCATCCATCAAGTATAAAATTTGGATCTATGAGCATTATTGAGCCGTATGGAATGCTCTTATCGACATACGCCTTATTCGCCGCGTCACCCGCCGTCTGTGGGAGTGTAAGTGGTGTTATAAACCTTCTTGTATCAGTAGCCACAATACCAACAGCTACACCGTTTTGCGATTTCAATGTTATTTGTGATTGTGACTTGCCATTCAGCTGTATGCGCGAAGAGCTCCCTGTTGCCGACGCAGCCACAGATTGTACTTGCTCGCCATTATTATCAAATTGCGCCATCTCAAAAGTAGTCCCATTTGCGCCAGCGGATATTGCTGTTTGGCCATTAGTATGTAATACTGATAGTCGTGGTAAAATAGACCCTGTACCATTTCCACTTACAACTAATGTACCTTTCACATTACCACCCGTCTTCGGCAACGCTGCGTCAGCAACATCTTTAACACTTTGAAGTGCTTTCGGCGATACTGCAGTGCCGGTATTTGCGCCTATCGTTGCGCTTGGACTGTCCAATATTCTTGCAACACCATAGCTGCTCCGACCTGCTGTTTTCACATTATCAATTATCCAAGCAGAAACACCCCAATTAGTATTTGAATAAGTAAAGGTGTAATATCCCTGAGATATAAAACCGTATGGTAATTCATCACCATTTGATAGCAACATATAGACAGCTCCTGTGCCATTCACATTTAAAGTCAATGTTTCCGTTGAGTTGGAGTTTCCCATATCAAAATAAACCCTTACTTTCACTCCGTCTTTTAGTTCAAAACCATCTCCGACATTTACTTCTTTCGCCGCTATATTCATCGCCGTCTCGCATATACCATACCAAACTTTGTTCTTTGCTGCCTGTTTGTCAACATAATCTTTATTAGTCGCATCTGATGCTGACTTCGGCTCTGTTAATCCCGTTATATATCTTCTTACACTTGTAGCACGCATATTAAGATTCGGGGATACTCCATTAGCTGCAAGAGAAATATTAGAAGTTTTTCCTTCAACTGTTATCGTTCCACTTTCACTTGCTGCTGCCTCTATTACTGCATTACCGCTTTTCTCAACCGCTATAATTGCTTGATCTGCATTCGCCCACTCAGTTATACAACTACCACCTCCCGGCTCTTGTATTAGTAATGTTGCATCTTCATTTTCAATTTTTGTATTGCCTGTAAGTGTTCCGCCTGTAAGTGGTAAATATTTAGATTCTATCTCCTTAATTTTCTCATTTACATATTGCTTGTTTTCGATATTACCTTCGCCCATTTCCAAATCAATCATATTTACTATATCTTGAAGCGACATTACCACACCCCTGAATTTACCTGAAATGCTCTCTGTTCCCGATTCTCCGCTGAGTTCATCAATAATACCATTTATCTTCTCTACAATCATAATCGGAAGCTTATCGAAAACGCGCTTATTCTCCTGCGCCGTCCCCGTCAGTTTAGTCGATTCACCCTGCACATAAACGCTTTCTATCTCCTGCTGCGTTATTTTCTCCATTTAAACCCTCCTATTCTTTGAGAAGTTCCCGACCGAATAAGTCTTCACAATCTCGTGGATACCGAAACCCTCATTAAGAGCGCTGTTCCTTATAACTATCTGAAGACGCTTGTATTTCTTTTTTTTCTTATTGAAATACACCTCCTGCGGAGTTTCGTTTGTAGAAAAAGTAAAGCGCTCAAAATCAATATCCTCCCAGTCAAAGATATCAAAAGTGTCACTCGTGACAAGCTCCTCCGGATTTCCGTCCGCCACAAAAAAACACTCGCAAGACGAGCGTGTCATCGGCGACAGCACCGCAAGGCAACCCTTCTTATTGAGCGTCTTAAAATACTGTACCCCGTCGTCCGCATCGTTCGGCGTCGCCCACTCAGCAACAATCGGTTTCCCGCCCGATACATACCTCACCTCACTTCCGCCAGTCGTATACTCCCCGTCATCGTTAAATTTTGTCATACCGTATACATCGGTATTAAATTTACATATGCGACCGTCAGCCGTACCGAAATACAGCCTGCCACCGACCGAGAGAAAACATACCGCCGGCACATTTTCCCAATAGTACGCCTCGTACAAAAAATCCGAATTGCCAAAAGAATCAGAAGTTTTGCGCCTGCCGTCAAGAATATAAACTCTGCTGTTCACGGAAAGAAGATAATATCCATCCCATTCACAGGCAACAGCCTTTGATAAATCCTCTTCAACGGTCAATTTCTTATCCACATAAAAAGATCTGTTTCTCGTAACATACTTCGAAGACAGTAAAGTCGATGCCAAAGCATATATCCCTCTTCGCGAAAGGAAAAGCGGCTCGTCCCCAAGGTTTACAAAACAGCCTTTACTTATAGCCCCGATACCCGAAACACCCGGATTTACGGGAAAAACAGTCTTGCCGTCAAGCATATTACTATATCTGAAAAACACAGTAGTATCCTGCTGATTATCCTCTTTCACAATCGTAAGATACTCTCCAACCTTGCTGTATCCCATAATAGCCGTATCACTCGTTCCGATAACAGAATAATTCGTATCAGGAAAATATGTCGGATCATAAGCCGCACTGTACCAATCCTGCGCCTTGTAATCAGCATTGCCCGAAAGGAATACCCTGTTCGACGCATTATGACCGTATATCGCAAATACCGTACATTTCTTTATCCTGTCCGCATATCCCGAAACAGTCTTTGAATATGTAATAATCACATTGTCCTGACCGACTATTACAGGCACTTTCGCCGATGTAAAAGAAACTTTGCCGAGCTTTCTGTCTACAGTATAATCACTACCCTCTGCAAGATCACTCCATCCGCTGCTTCCCTGTACGCGCACCGTAACTTCCGAATCATCAATCTCATTTGCCGACAAATAATAGTCTTTTGCCGTCGCATTTCCGAGAAAACTCTCGCTTCGCTTCGACTGAAGCAAATTCACAGACTCATATATAGTGCCGCCGCCGTCAGGATTCTTGCTTATAACTATGGTCGGTACATACGCAGCCTCGCAGACATCTTTTACAGTCTCACCGTCATAGACAAGGTACTCATCGCCCGTTAAGATAAACAATTTGCCTGCATCACCCATTCTGAAGAAAAAACCGCACCCTCCTAAATTCGATACATTATCTCTAAGTACAGTTGCCCCGCTGTTCTTCTCATCTATTTTATAGATTTTGCTTCCCGCATGACACACTATCACTTCATCGCCGCTTATCTCGCCGTACCAAATATTATGTACAGGAGCCTCCAGCTGAAAAAGACACCGCCATCCGATCCGCTTTACAGGATTCCCTCCGTTATCCGAAATCAAATTTACAGCCATCGGCGACCTCCTTCTCTCTATAAGAGAAGGATCCTGCGAGAAATCAACGCCGCAAAAATTACTGTATCGTGTCGTTTTAAGTGCAGGAGCCGCAGGAACATTTATTTTTCCCATATACACCTCCTACATAGAAAAAAACCGCTCAAGCGAAAAGTTCCCGCCTCCGCGATTCGTAAAATAGCTTTCCTTAAGCTGCTCGTAATCATTTCTGTACATACTCGCCTTTACCACATCATCATCAAGCCATATATAATAAGCCGCAAGCGGAGCAATCATAAAAACTACAGGAGCAGGCATATCAATAAGCGTATCGTCTTCCGAAGATGCCGAAACCAAATGCGGACTTCTTTTATATTGAATATAAAAAGTACCCATTCCCTGATCTTCTAAATAAATCTTTCCATACGCTTCTTTGAAACCCGACTCAAAAACTGTTTCATTATCATCGGCAAACATCACATTCAATGCTCCAAGATAATCGCCTGCCTCACACTCAGGAATAAGAGACGTATCAAATACAACATATCCGCCCGAATGCACAGAATTTTCATCGCATATAAATTCAAATTCAGAAGTTACAGGCAGTACTTCAAGCGCTATCTGCTGCATAGCCCTGTTTATACCGTTCGCAACAATTACGCTGTATTCATCATCCAACATTGTCGCCGCTTCCTCAAATCCGAGCGTCATTATCTCATTTTTAAGCTCACTAAGCCTCATAATGCCCTCCAAATAACAGAGGGAGCTTTTGACTCCCTCAACATACTAAAGATATCCGCCCGTATGAAGCACATCGTAAACCGCTTCCGGCACCGTCATCGTCTTGCCGCGTACTATCTCCCACGAGAAATTATTTATGTGTACCGGTATAATGTCATCACTCGGATTAAGCTTATCTTTCGGCACACAAATTTTCATCATCTCGCCGTACTCCACCGGATATGGACTGTTCTGCATCTTTTTCTCCTCCTTTTTCGCAGGCGGCTTCTTCTCCTCTTTCTTCGGAGGCTTCTTTTCCTCTTTCGCAGAAACCTCTTTTTCTTCTTCCTCTGGCGCTCCCTCTTCATGTATCTCTTCTTCAGGCACAAGTCTCGCCTCATCCAAAGTCTCGTCACTCATAGCCGCTTCGATTTCCGCTTTTTCAAGCTCCACATCGCTCTTCGTTACATTTTTTGCATCACTCATAATTCTCCTCCTATTCCGTAGCAGCGTGCTCAATTCTTACTATCGCATTCTCATTAAGTCTCACTGCCGTAAAAAGTGTCTTCCAGCCGACAGAAGCTCTCTGATTAAGAGGATCCTCCGTTCCCGAAGAACCGTGCGGCTTTACAATTACAGACGGTTTGCTCTTTCCATCCACATCGCACACACCGTAAGCGTCCTTGCCGAAAATAATCGTACTGTGCACAACAACCGAGCTTGCATTTTCTTCACGGTACGCATTCGATGTCTCAATAAACTTTACACCGTGTATGCTTCCAACCTCGCCCTCTATAATTCTCTGACCGCCGTTGTACTTTGATACATCCTGCCATTCAGAATCATTCTGCAAATCAAGCGCAGTCGCAGAATCTATTATACCTATATAGAATTTACCCTCCGCAGGCTTTACATTCGCATCTCTCAGCTTCTTTACAGCAAGCTTAATCTCTTTTGATGTAAGCTTGTCTGATACCGTCAATGCATCCGCAGTCGCTCTGCTGCTCGGTCTCAGTACATTTGTACCCTTTCTTACCACATCTCTTGTTACAGTATCAATTGTAAGTGCCGCCTGCTCACCGTGAAGAGCACAATTCTCCGTTATAACTGGATCAATTCCCACCATATCAAGCTTGTCCGATACAAGCGTATAGTCACCGTACTGCTGCACAGTAGCTGTCACCGTAGTAATACTCATCGTCTGACCTGAAGGAGTATTCCCCTCAGTCAGCGGAGTAGTTGCAGCACTGTAACTGTTAAATCTTCTGAAGTTTATCGTATCGCCCTCATTCTTCGGAATAGGCTTGTGCTGACCGTACTTCGCATAAACCAAATTCGGTACAAGTCTTGACAATAAAGTCTTCTCATAAAAAGTTTTGTTTTCCGCTGTCAAACTTGCAATAGTATTTACAGTTGGCATAATTCTTTACCTCCTAATTCTTTCGGAGTTCTCCTCTTACAGCCTTTTCATAGTATGACTCAAAGTCCTCATTCGACATACTTTCAAAGTCAATTTTAGACTTATCGTTTCCGCTTCCCGTAAGACTGCCCGGAGAAGATGCTCCATTCTTAACAATTTTTTTAATAGCATCCTGCTTTGCCGCCGTAGCCGCGCCTGCAGAAAGCCTCTCATAATTTGCAAGAATAAACGCATCCTTAAGCGTATATCCTTTCTCCACAAAAGCATTAAATTTCTCGTAATTCGGAGATTTCTCCAGATCCTCTGCAGTTTTTATGGAAGAATCTATTTTTCCGATTTCAGCTATGCAGTACATAAGCGAATCCTGTGCAAACTTTTTTTCCTGCGCGGCCTGAATTTCTTTCATAGCCTTTACCTCAGGAAGCTCACCTATCACTTCAAGAAGCGTATCTCTATCTATTCCCGAAGCTTCAAGCTTTTCGTTTTTCTCCTCATTCTCCGCCTGCTCGGTATATGCTATGTAATCCGCCTCACTTTCTATCGCTCTTCCCGTAAACGGATTTACATACCCCGCATATACCTTCCTGTAGAAGTCATCAACCTTTTTTTGATATCTTTCGTCCGCTTCCCTTTCCGCACGAAGCCTCGATGTCTTCCACACATCATTCGGAATTTTTCCTGCATCGTCTTCATTTCCTTCTTCATTGCTGCCCGTCTCATCTGCATTGTCATCTCCCATAACTTCATCTTCCTGAAGGCCGGCTGCACCTTCTGCAGTATCATCAGTATCCGTGTAATCTACTTCTCCTGTTTCAACTGCTACGCCGTCAAATTCATTCATAATTATTCCTTTCCGGGATTATACGCTCTCCCAAAGCTAAATTTATGCCAATCATTTCTCATGATTTGAAACCTTAAACTTTGTATCAAGTGCCTTATCAGGCTTGAGATATTCACTGCAATTCTTATTAACGCATGTATGGCAAATATCAATAAGTTCCCCACCCTCACCAAATATACGCTCTGCAAACATCTCATTTCCGCATACTTTACATTGCACCTAAATTCACCTCCTGTATCTGCATATCTTCGCCCGCATCTTCTTTAGGCACCGTTTCAGCTGTCTCCGCAGAAAGCATTGACTTAAGCTTTTCCTTAAACGGAACTACATTTGCTGGAGCGAGTTCCATATACTGCTCAAGCGTAATCTCCTTCCTATCATAAAACTTGTCAAGAGTCGTCATTGTAAGCTCGTCCGCATACTCCGTCGCTTCTCCGACATCTATTGATACCTTAAAATCAAAAGCCGCGTAGTCCGTTCCCTTAAATTCAACCTCTTCATCTTCACCAAGAGCATTGGACATAATAAGATTTCTTGAAACGGAAAAGTATGTCTTATAGAACTCAAGAAGTATTCTTGCGATACGGCGAATACTGCCCTTGTACCTCCTCTGTATCTCCCTTATAGGTGTACGCGCCTGATTCTGAAGCGCTATAATTGCCGCAGCGGCTATGTTCGAGCCTATATTCTCGCCTGTTGATACATCAGTTACCCCCGATATAGTCCTCGCCATCGAGAATATCTCTTCCGCAATCGCAGATGCCGCCCCCGTCGGAGACGGCGGCGTGAGATGCCGTATTGCACCCGTCTCTCTTTCAACAAGAACTTCACCAGGCGCATTTGTAATATTTCCTTCAAGCATACCTTTCTTAACGACAGTTTTCGGCCAGCCCGTATCCTGCACCGAAAGAATCTGCATCGCCTTTAGGAAATTATAAGCTCTGTTTATTGTAATGATATCCTTTGCTTCGCCCACGCCGAAAATACTCTTTTTCCTCTTTTTCCACGATATAATTTCAATCGGATACAGGCTTATTTTATACTCCTCTTCATCATCATTCTGCCGTGGAACATCAGGACCCGAAACTTCATCCGAAAGGCTTTCATCCTCAATGTCAACAGGCGTTTTCGTAATACTATCATCTTCATTATTGCTGCTCGGTGTCAAAAACCTTTCGGAAACAAGAACCACACTTTTTGTAGCTCTGTCATAGCAAACCTCACCGTTCTTCCTATAATACTTCGTGAGCACGGTGCAGTCTTTATCATCAGAAACCTGCTTGCCTCCCAACGCATTTTCCGACTCATCCTGATCTGCGGTAATTCTCTTTACCTCTTCTTCTGAAAGCCCGATATTTTTTGCAAACGCACGCACATTTTCTACAGTCTCTCTTGAGCGTATAATAATATACGGCTGTTTTTGAACATCCTGCAGTTTGGGTCTCGCAAATCCGATATCAAGCGGATCTACCGTCTCCCCCCTGACATCGCCTATATACCTTGAAAGTTCCCCGCCGCTTACAGCATTATCCCAAAAGAAATGAAGTATTCCCGTTCCGTATGTCGCCGCATCATCAATAAAGTCACTCGCCAAATCATCAAAATCCATATCCTCAAGAAGCTGCTTCGTGTAACCAGTTATAAGCCTTGCTCCTTCTGTCGCAAATTCCTTTTCACTGTCATTCATAAGGTTTATTTCCGAAGCCTTATAATTTATATTCATAGTTTGATTTGTTACACTTGCCCTCTTCCGGGATATGAACATCTCCGTAATGTTAAATACAGGCCTCGGAAGATGTTTTGTTCTCTGAGTTATACGCGGCCATTGATCACCTTCCTTAAACTTCGTAATCTCTTGAAATTCATCGCTGAACCCCATAGATGCGCTGTAAGCTCTGCATTTTTCCCATTCGTCCCAAATTTTAGTGTTCTTCATCATTCACCTTTCCGTAAAGCCACTCATCAAAAATCTCACGGCTCATGCCTGTAAACGCACCGTCGTTCTCTGTTTCAGAAAGCGGCGTAATATTCTTCTCTTCTCCTTTTTTCGTTTCATTTTCAAAGCCAAGCCCCGACATTACTTCCGTAAGTGCCTCTTTAACACACTTTATAAACCACTTCCTAATCAAAATACAAACACCTCTCTTCCATCCATATCATCTGCCGTTATAAGCGGTTCAGGCAGCACATTCTTTTTTGTTTCTGTCACAGGCGCCGGATAAGGTCTTCCGCTTATGTAGTACCTTATTGCATCAGGTCCGTGTGTCAGCTCGTGCGGATCCTTCGCCACATCACCGATGTTCTTGACATCATACTGTATCTCCCGCATACACCTGATAAGATTCGGACAGGTATCAAAAATCACAAGATTCGCTGTCTCGCTGCCATCCGGAAGCTTGTAAGGCTTGAGCTGTTCTTTAAGTGCTCCCCAACCCATAATTCTGTTGTTGTCTACCTTGTGGAGGTAAATACCCTCTGACGCAAACACATCGGCAAACGATTCACCTGTCTGCGAGCTTTTATTCCATAAATCGGGAGGAGCAAAAGTATCGTAAACCTCTTCATTTGTAAGCTTATTCATAAGCCTTGCCGCATCCCTTGCAAGCATACGCTCCTCCCAAATCTCGCGGAATACATAGCTCTTTCCCCATCTGTTCACTGCTATAAAATACGCCGCATACATATCAAGCCCGTAATCAAGAGCTCTGTATACCGTCCAGCTTTTAGGAACCATAAATGGTCTGCATACATGAATTTCCCTTTTAAATTCCTCAAAGTACTGACCCTCGAATATATCCCAGTCGCCGTACAGAAAAGCCTTTTTCTTTGCCTCCGGCAGATTCTCAAGCCTTCTTACATACGCAGGGTCATTTTCCATAAGCACCTTGTTGTCATAGACCTTTGCCGGTATAAACTCAATTACATTTCCCGTAATACTATCCCTTACTACCTTACCACCATAATTAGTCGCTTCTATGTATCTCCTCTTCACCCATGTGTGCCCTTTATCACCTGGATTACAAGTCGCACGAAATCGCGTCGGAAATCCCTTCGGAGAACGCAAACACGAAAGAAGCACCTGTACAGCGTACTCGCTGTGTTTCGTAAGCTCATCAACACCAATCCAGTCAATACTTCGCCCCTGGTATCCATCCGCATCAATGTCATTCGACATATATCTGAAATATATCTCGCTACCGTTTATAAGGCGCGCCATCTTCTTTTGCTCATTAAAAACATAAAGCGACTTTTCTATGCACACCCTAAAATTTTTTATGATATTTACTTCTAGGTCGTCATATGTCTCGCGAAAGAAATATATCGTTGCCCCCGGATGCTCAAATCCGTATGCTACGCCTTCCATTACAAGCGCATATGACTTGCCCCCGCCCTTTGCGCCTCCGTATACACATTCATCCGCAGAAGATTTATGAAATATCCTCTGCCTGTCATTCGGCTCGTATCCAATTACTATTTGCTTTTCCATTACTCCGGTCTTGGCATATTCTCAAAAATAACCTTGATTTCTCCATCAGCATTGCCCGCAATCGTAAGCTTCTCATTCCAAAGCTGCGGCCTCTTATTCTTCAGGAAAAAGATTATCGAAGTCGGATTCGGCGGCACATATTCCTCTTCCTCCGCCGTCACAACTTTTTCCTCACTGCATTTCCTGCCCTTATCATCGTAATAGTCCCTCTTCACCTTAAAAGCCTTTTTTACTTTTACAATGCCGCCGATTGCAGACTTAAAAAGCGAGTTTTCCACAGATTCAACCGCACTGTCATCACCTAGTGCAAAAGTTTCTTCAAGCTCCGCATATTTTTTCCTATATTCGCGAAAAGTTGAACACGCAATCTTAAGCCTCCCCGCAATTTCTTCCTGCGAAGCCCCCTGCTCCGCCCACAGCTTTATTTCTTTAAGTCGAGGTTTTACATATCTTTCGTATTTGCTCACCAAAATCCTCACCTCCCTTTCTTTTTTAGGCCGCCAAAAATGCCGAATTTGATTTTTAAAACGTTTATATAAATAAAGACCCAAGTATTATTTATATACTTAGGTCTGTTTTTCGTATCATCCTTCACAATACCATATTAACACATAAAATTTTCCCTGCGTTATCAACTTCACTCCGCCGTCCAATTCATATTTCGTGCCACCTCATATATAAAACGGCTTCTGTTTCTGCTCCAAGTCGCAGCGCCCGCAAATTCGGGATACTTTTTTCCAAAAGCCACATTTTCAAAAACACCGTCTCTGTATTCGGCAGGAATAGTAAGCAGCGCCGCAGTCACCGCTTTTATGCACCTTGCACATTCATACACCTTTGCCGCTCTTGCAGGCGTCGGATCGGAAACAGCCGCACCGCTCGGCCCTTCACTTAAAAAAGATTCTTCGAGTAAATCATCATACTCCTCCCGAAGCCTCTTGTAATCGCGAATCAAGTAAACCGTCCGCATATATAAATTCTTCGGAAGATAATATTTATTATTTTTTACAGGCTGATATACCCTCGCCATTTATCTATCCCTCCTCACGTCAAAAAGACCTCTCAAGGTCATAGGTCAAACTCTAAACTATATTGAAGCGGCATATTTTCTCTTAGCCAAGCTGTCCTACTCTCATTACGGTATGCTTTCCTTTTCTGTCCATTCACACGCTTACGCACCTTATACGGATTTATCGGCAACATTATGTATTCCATGTATTCGCGTTCTGTTACCGGATTTACGCCACGATACATACTGTCTCTGTCGATGTAGTATCCCGGAAAAGGCGTCGGCTCCTCTCCAAGCTCGCTATACGGTATACTCATTTCAAACACTTCCGGCATCGTCAGATTACGGCTGCAAGTATAGCGCTGTCTTCCGTATGCGTCAGAATCCCTGAAAGTCCTTTGTGTTTCCTTAATTAGATATTCGGCAAGTTTGCGCCAGTCCCTGTCTTTGCGAAGCACACGCACATGCACTGCACCGTACTCTTCCCACATTTCTTGAATTTCCGATACTGATATCCCCGCATTGGCTATTAAATGATGATGAATACGCTTGTTTTTATACTCCGTAGTTTCAAGCCATTTAAACACTCCCCCACTTGCCTTATATCTTTCTCGCATCTTCCTCTTCATCCTACGCATATTATTCTTTGCTTCATCCTTAGTCGGAGGGGTACCTGCATATGTAAATACCAGGTGATAATCACCCGGCATAAAGTTGTGCAGAAGTTTTATAAGGAGCGTTCTCACACTGTTTCTAAAGTTCAGTTTTCTAACGGCTTCAGGAGTGGGATTTATTTTCCCTGCTCTTTTTTCTCCTTGCATTCTTCTTCTCTTTTCAATTTTCCTCTGAAACACCACTCCACCTGCAAAGATAGTTTCAAGTATCGCTCCCATTTCTTTCTTCTCCGTCCTAAAGTTAATAACCTATACCAAGTTTTATGCTCTATGCACGAGCTCGTCCTCTTTCCATACATAAATGTACGCTTTATTTCAAATGCTCCATAAGTATACCCACAAGATTTACAGCCTCTTCATCTGTAAGTGTAATTCCTTTGCTCATCTTATTTTTTTCAGGACTCCAATCCCTTATATCAATCTTCGGAACCCGCTTACTCCAAGATATAAGGTTTACCTCCTTACGCCATGCCGAAGACGGATTTTCTGATATAACCCCTATCTCTTTTATAATCTCGTATTCCATTTTGCCAGCCTCCTATTTATTCTCACAACTACCGAATCCGCGATAAACACTTCTATCCTTTTTCTTTCGTCCAGCCTGTATTTTCTCTTTTCGTTCTTCGTTCTTTTTCTGTCTATACTGATATCCTGTACAGTCAGTGTGACAGTTCGGATCAGCGCATCTATGTGGACAGCCCGCACAGGATATGTATTTATTATGACTCTTTCCGATTCCTGACATCTCCATTACCTCCGATGTTTATGTCTACCTTTACTGCTGCAGCCGCCTCTTTTGCCGTGTACTTTCCGTAGCTCATACCCTGCGCACGCGCTTCCGTATTTTTTGCAATTAGGCTTTTATTTCCGTCACCCTTTTTTCGTGGTTTTCCCTTCTCCATTTTTCTGCGGCCGTTTTCTTTCATCTGCTTATTCTGTATATTGCTTGTTTTCCGGTTCCATTCTTTCTTTAGCCTGTCGTACGCTATACGTCTACATTCCGTGCTGCAATACTTACGACTTCCCTCTGCTTCAAACGACCTCCCGCAAATCCCACAGTTTTTAATCATCTTCGTCCTCGTATTTTGATATACATTCACCTTCTCGCCGCTCACCGTCGCAGACCTCTTTACAGATTGTCTGCTCATCACATTCTGCACAGCACTTCGTTTTGCCGTATATACACTCACCACCTATACACTTTTGCATTCTTTGTCCCTCCTTAAAATTTCTTACCGTGCTTTTGTGTCAAAATCTTCGTATACTTCTCCGTAAAACTGCCCTTTTCGCCGATGTTCAATATATAATTTTGTTCCCTTTTTAATAAACATTTTTCTCCTCCTCATATTCGAACAAAATCCGATTCTTTATTTCAATTACGCTCATCGCGTAGCTGTTGACTTTTCCCTCGGCAGCCATTCTGTTTGCATAGGTAATGCCGCCATTATATGCCATCATTACCCACGCTTCGCCCTGTCCTGCATCCATATACTCAGCTAGAATATCAACCCCAACCAAGATATTCTCATAAGGATTAGACAAGTCCGTTACGCCAAGTCTATCCATTCTTTCAGCGTGCCATTTTGGCTGTATCTGCATCAGCCCGATACTTTCCCCGCCATCACCGATTGTAGCGCTATTGTATCCGCTCTCGTGTTCGATAACTGCAATTATTAAAGACGGCTCGATATCGTAATAATCACTAACGTTGAATATGTATCTCTGTATCTCGGCGGATAGCGGCACATCGTAGAGCGGCGCTTGCTCACGATATTCCGCAGTAACCTCGGCTACGGATAGCTCTTCCGGAGGCTTGTCCTTCACAAAACTTTCTGCAGGTGCCGGCAATATGATAGTAATTATCAGCGCCGCCAATATAAATAGCTTTATTCCTTTGTCTTTGCTTTTCATCTTTCATTCCTTTCCTATGCCCCCTGTACGCAGCACTTACTTCTCCTTTCCTTTGATATAAAAAATAAACCTCATCAAAAAACGATTTTTATATCTTTTGAAACTTCAAAGTATTAACTTTTTAAGTGCTGCGTACAGCAGACACAACTTTATTTATACGTGTACTATCAGCGGCACTTTTTGTCACTTGTAACATCCGTTGAGCCCTTTATAAACTTTCTTTATATATTTAGGAGAAATACAGCCGTGCCGCTGATAGTACACGCATATTATTTATCTTTTTCAAGCGCGCGAAGCTTAAAAGTGAGCTGCATCACTTTTTCCTCAAGCTCTTGTCCACGCTGTGGCCAGTTCCTTTGATAAGCTTTCTGCATTTCTTTTTTTATTATTGCTATCCGCGATTTCTGTGCTTGTACTTGCCGTTCTTTGCTAATTTGCGAATGTTTTATATGGTATGTGCACCATACAAATCCTTTTTGATTTTCATCTCGCCAATATTCACAGCTCAGACAGTGCTCTGTTGCACATATTAGTTCCTTATTGTATAGCGGACACGGTCTCCATTCCTGAACTTCATTATGTGTCTTTTTACATATCAGACATACACTCATATTTTGATCTTCCCGTTTGACGTGCGTTAAAAACTTCTTTTATTTGTCCGCAAAATTTGCATGCTCCGTTCATTATCTATACTCCTTCTTTTCCTATCATCGGTAAATAATTCTTACCAAACTCAAACATAAACATTTTCCGGGCTTGTACATCCGTCATACCCTCGCCGCGCATCAAGGCCTCAAACTTCATTTGCCCCTGCTCTTTATACTGCTGCACAATTGCAATGTCTTCTTCTGTTCTTGGATTTGTCACCCTTTCGTGTATTTCGTGTGACAAATCCATTTGCAACCCGTATTTAATCGACTTCTGCCTGTTTGCTCCGCCGAAAATCTCGTGCCTCTCCGCATACGGCGCACCCGTTTCCGCACAGAATCGTATAGGCTTGTCCTTATAACCGTTATATAACTTTTTCTTTTTGTTGTTCTTTGGTTTTGGTACCGCACAAGTCTCATAATAACCCATTTCCGTACTCCTTTCTTATTTTATTTACAACAGCCTCTTTTCTAGTGCATTTTCGTCCAACGAGAACTTGTTCAATTTTCCGATTACGCACCTCTTTTTGTATTTCTTTCCTCTGTCTTACCATAGCCTACCTCTCTTCTTCCACTCTCTCATACCCTATTACCCGCATACAATTATCGGTGAATCTCTGCGCAATAACGAACTTCTCTTCATCAGGAACAAGCTCCCACGGAGTTTCTATTCTATTTCCGTTTTCATCGAATGTTACCATTATGATATTCACCGTTATTGCCATTTTCTCACCACCTCCTTAAATCGTATGTTTTCTTTGATTTGTCCTATGCTTTATCTGCTCACTGTTTCTCTTTTCTGACCCTCTTCATAGATTTTTATGCCTCTACCACATTTTCATCATCTAAAAATATGTTGGGATTAATTCTAAGTGCTTTACAAAATGCTAACAATTCTTCACCGCTCATCTTACGAGTTCCACATGCTATAGCACTAAATTTAACCTTATTCATATCAATGCCTGAATCTATTAAATTCATTTCGTTAACAACCCAAGTTTGTGTACGCCCTGCATCTTTAATAATTTTTCGTACTTTCTTTGCAATACTCAAAATATTCACCCCTTTCATTAAAGAATTTCTTGATTTAAATATATATTATTACAGTTTTTCTTTATTGTCAAGATATTTTTCAAGTTTTTCTTGATTTTCTTCACTTGTGCCTGTATAATTCCATTAGATGGAGGTATTTATATGTCTACAATGGGAGAACGAATAAAACTATCACGTGAAAGTAAAAATTTATTTCAATCAGAATTAGCAAAATTAGTTGGCGCTAAATCTGGAGCTGTAATAAGTAACTGGGAAAAAGATATTAACAAACCAGATGCAGAAAAAATTATTAAACTCTGTCAAGCATTGAATATATCCGCTTCGTACTTACTTGGTTACAATGGAAATGAAGATTCTTTTTTTCAGCCGTCAGAAATTGAAATTATAACAAAATACCGTGCACTCGACAGGCACGGCAAAGAAGTTATTGATTTTTTACTTGATAAAGAATACGAACGCTCTTCTTCAGATCTTAAACAGCCTGATGAGTTCGGATTCACATCCGAAAGTGATCTTGTCGTAGTACCAAATCCATATACCAAAGCTAAATAAAGGAGTATCAAAATGAAAAAGAAGGAATTTAGAATTATTGCAATAATGCTTATCATCATTCTCACCATTCCACTCGTATCTCTTGCTCATAGCGGCAGAACTGACAGCAGCGGCGGACATAGAGATAATAAAAACGCAAGCGGTCTCGGAAGTTATCATTATCATCACGGATATTCGGCTCATCTGCATCCGAATGGCATATGCCCTTATTCATCTTCATCATCCACTTCAACAAAGAGCACTTATATATCCTCATCAACATCACAGGCAAAGAATACAGCTGTAAAGACTTCATATACACGCCCTTCATATCCAATATGGGTAAATGGTGAAAACCTAAATAATATGCCTGGATATTATCCTATAGTTATAAATAGTGTTACTTATGTTCCATTATCATCTGATATTATAGTTGCATTGAATTTAAGTGGTGGATGGAGAAATGAAACTGAAGGTATGGTAATGACATCGAAAACTGATACTGTCTATGTTGAATATGAAAGTGAAGAGCTTGAATTTTATAGAAACACAACATATATTTTGGATTATACAACTAATACATACCACAATTATTCTTGTAATCATTATGATTTATCATATTGCGATGTTTTTTCAAAGGATTTTCTTGTTACAGTTGACCAGAAACCAAACGCATGTCCTTATTGCATAAACTAAAATGCAATAAAATCGATTTATGGAAAATACTTTAAGGACCCGATTTATACTTTAAATTAACGAAGTAATATTATTTGTGTTATGTGATTGAAACTATTATTTATATACATTACTTTAGCATTTCTTATGACAATTGCATAGACTCGTGGATCGTAAAATTCTATATACCTTACTGCGAACATAAAACACACCTTCCTTTTTGATTCGGGCCCCATATATTATTACTGTAATTCTATATGTTTGTTACATATGATATCAAAATATGTATTCACAATATTCTTAATTCACTATGAGTTGGGTACAGTTTGTACCATAACTCATTTAATAACTAATTATTACAAAAAATAAGGAGTAGTATATGAAAACCGGAGCAGCATACATAAGAGTCAGCACCGATGATCAACTTGAATACTCACCTGATTCTCAAATTGAAAAAATTAAAGAATATGCCCTGCGTAATAACATACAGATAGACCCTAAATTTATCTTTATTGACGAAGGTATCTCCGGAAGAACAGCAAAAAAGCGTAATGCTTTTAACGAAATGATAGGCTTTGCCAAAACAGTGCCCCGCCCTTTCGATGTCATTCTTATATGGAAATTCTCACGATTTGCACGAAACCAGGAAGAAGCCATACTCTATAAGAATATGCTTCGTAAGAAACTTGACATAGATGTAATAAGCGTATCCGAACCCCTCATTGAAGGTCCGTTTGGCCAACTCATCGAGCGCATCATAGAATGGAGCGATGAATACTACTCAATAAACCTCGGTGAAGAAGTTACACGCGGAATGACCGAAAAAGCAAAACGCGGTGAAAGCCAAACAGCCCCTGCATACGGATACACAAAAAAGCCCGGGGAAGAATTGCAAATATGTGAAGAAGAAGCGGAAAATGTCCACTATGTTTTTAATGCCTATCTTGCCGGCAGCACTCCTTTTGCTATAGCAAGACGACTCAACGATATCGGTGCAAGGACAAAGCGCGGCAACACCTTCGACAACAGACAAGTCGAATACATATTGAACAATCCTATATATAAAGGTTATGTGCGCTGGACCCCGCAAAAGACAGTATCACGGCGCATTTACGATGATCCGAATACAATAATCGTAAAATCCACACATGAACCAATAGTAAGCGAAGAAATATGGAACAAAGCACACGAAAAATATATAGCTGAAAAATCGCGTAAGACACGGAAAGCGCGCCCTGCCGATACAAAGAAGCACTATCTTTCAGGAATACTTAAATGTGGAAGCTGCGGCTCCACGCTTGTATACTCTGCGGCTACCCGCGGCTTTCAATGCTACAAGTATTCACACGGTCAATGTAATATCTCTCACTATATTAACGAACAAAAAATAGAAAACGCCGTCCTTTCGGCGCTTACGCAGCTTTCAATGCCAGGAGTATACATATCGTCAATTTCACCATCCAAAAAAGACCAAACCGAGCGAAATCTTAAAGAAAAAGAAATTGAACGTTATGAAACTATGCTAATAAGAGCAAAAGATGCTTATTTAAGCGGATTTGATAGCCTTGACGAATATAATACTACAAAAACAAAAATACTCGCCGAAATCGAGCGCGTGCGCTCCGAAATGCCAAAGCCGCAGTCTGCTCCGACACAGGAAGATATAAAAAAGAAAATAAACAACATTGTGGACATAATCAACAGCGATGTAAGCATTGCAGAAAAAAACACTATTATTTCAGGAAACATAGAGAAAATCGTGTTCTCACGCCCTGAAGAAATTCTCAACATATTTTTTTATGAATAATTATATGTTATTGACGTTACGTCCTCCGAGCGGCAATAACATATAATAGAGCCGAGCATTAATGCTCGGCTCTATTTTTAATTTGGTGTAGATCTTCTATGACCCGGCACCTTTGTTCCATCTTTCCTTTTATATGGTTTTACTGGAACAATCTTTTTATTCTGTACTCCTCGAGTACTTGTTTTGGTCTTTGCCATATTTATAACTCCTTTCTTCAAAAGATAGAAGGAAAGGCAAGCTATTTCCTCTTAAGCTATTCTATTTAAACTGTTTCTGTTTTCGGATCATCTATCCAAAACCTAAAGGCTTTTAATCCATACCACTTCGCATAGATTCTACGTCCGTTTCTTGTAATATATGTAGAATATATATACATACTATATTCCTCCTTTCAGATATTTACTTGAAATATATTGATTTTCAAGTATTTACCTGTTGCAACGGCTATATGTTTGTGATAGAATTTTAGTGTCAGTAAAATAATCACAGCTTGCCAAACTAACCATTACAAAGGCATTTATGTGAACATCCTTACGGATGGGATTTTAGATAGGTTTTACCTATCTTTTTTCTTTTTCCTCATTATATTTTTTAAGTTGATACTCGGCCGCGCTTTTCGTAACTCCACACTTCTTCGCAATTTCTTCAATTGTCATTCCTTTTACCAAGCGCTTTGGTATCATTATCTCGCCTGCAAAGCATTTAGCATGCCATTCAGGATCTTCGTACGGCTTAACTTGATGTTCGTTTACCGCCCTTTGTAATTGTAATGAATTTTCTACAAGTAAATGATAATGCCCTATCTCATGCATTATAGTCATCCTTGCAAAACCATCACCATTACAAGCAGCATTATATATACTTTCTCTTACCTTGATGGTCTTTTTCATAACATCTGTTTCTGCGAAGCTATCCGGAAGTTCGCTGTCTTCTACTATTTCGGTATTCAGTCCATAATATATAAGCGGAAGTATTTCGAATAATTTAATCACAGGAAAATATAATGTATTCTCATCTATTCCTAATACCTGCCTTAACTGTATTGTTTCTCTTCTTATTGCCACTCTGGACAATGGCTGCGCCCTATACGCCCCCAAACATTATCACTCTCCTCCGTTTAATATTCTCTTAATATTTTCCGCAGTCTTATCGTCCATATTTTCAAATGCCCTTGCAAAAACTAACGCTGCCCCTTTTTTTGCCTCGCTCGCACCTTCTAAACTCAATTTGAGCGATTTTCTAAGATTTTCTGCCGCTTCCTCTATGTTTTTTAATGTTTTTTCATCTAACTCGTACAATCTTCCGATTCTTTGCGTCCAGTCTTTAGGCATATCCCTCTTACCATTTTCGACCGCTGACAAATAAGACGCTGTAACACCGAGATTTTCCGCCATATTTTTAAGGACTTCTCCATTCTGAATGCGTATCATTTTTAATAGTGTTCCGAGCGTAGTCATATAAACTCCTCCTTTCCTTTACATTTTCAATATAACGTCAATTTCCATCTTTGTCAACAGCTTTTGTTGATTTTTTTGACTTTTTTTGTGTGTGCGTTGAATCACATAAAAATACTCAGTAAAAAGCGGAAAGCCTTAACTGGCTCCCCGCCTTTCCACTTCTACCTATACGGATTCTTCTTCGCATTCGGACATGCTATCTCAAACATCAGAGCCTTCTTCGTCTCAGAAAGCCCCGAATCATCAAGCACTGCCCGTACTTCTTTCTGCGAAATGCTTTTGTTACCGTCCAAATCAAAACTATTAAATAGCCTTTTATACTCCGACGCCTCCATACCGAGCGGCTTAAGCTTCTTCCTATAAAACTCCTGCTTCTCCTTGCTCATGTCGGAAATCTCCGGAATATACTCGGCCTTATATCCTGCATACGCCTTATCTGCTCCCGCAAGAGCTTCCTCCGCAATAGCATTTATCTGTTTGCGCAGCTCTCTCTGCGCCTCACTCTTTTCCTTACTGTTCGGAAGCGCCGCAAGCTCGCGCTCCCTCTTCCTCAGATCTGACATCTCTTTCGACGCCGCAAGATAATAGCTGTACATCTTATCCTCGGGAGTTCTCTGCCAAGACTCCGCGGCGCCGCTTGCATCAATATGATTCTTCTCCTTATTCATACTGTCCATCGCACTGTAAAAATCATTTTGAATGTTATTGCTGTATACATTATCCGCGACAAACGGACCCGTAACAACCTTTTCAAAAACATTGCCGCCCTCCGTCGTCGCCGGAATAAGCACATCTCCGATAATTCCCGTATAGCTGTCAATAATATAGTCGATCTGTTTCGGAGAAAGCCCCTCCCCGTTATTTATACCAAGCTCCGCTGCCGCGTTTCCGAGCCACTTCGCCACCTCAGAAGTCTTTTCATCATACTGCTCATACGCATAAAGATCCTTAAGCCTGTCCGGCACAATCGTACGCCCCGCAAAATCCTTATTCTGCGGCAAGTAATAAACTGCAGGCGCAAGGATATTGTTCTCCACAGGACTCTGCGGCGCAAAATTCGTCGCCACTGTATTTCTGAACCCACGGAAAGCCTCATCGTCACCGCCCATATATCTCAGCATCCTCTCCGGCAGCACCGAAAACAGTACGCCTGCTTCCCTGCTCTTCGGTATTCTGACAAACTTTCCGTCACTGTTCGGAATATAAAAGCAGTAGTATGTATCCTTCGTTCTATCATCGAGCCTGTCGTAATCCTCCTTATGATAAGCCTCATTGTAAAGATGCAGTGACACCGTCGGTATCGAAAGCACCATAGCCGCCTTTGCCGCAGTCGCAGGACTCGATCCCATAGAACGGAAAAACTTATCAATGCCCTGCACCGCAGGATTCAAATAAGGTACAAATTTATCAACCGTCTTTGTGATGTCTCCGGATCTTCCGAAGTTTACCGTCACTTCGCCCGAATTATAAAGCGCTCTTTGAATATCATCGTACGAAGCATTCTTAAGTCCGCCCTCCGACCTCTTCAAAGTACCAAGATATTCCGCGTAGCGCGGCGCCGCCTCAGTCAATTCATTGATCCCCGTAACAAGTTCGACAGGCTTGGAAAGCTTCTTTCGTAGTCCCTTTGGTGCACCGAGCCCGCCTTCCACATTAAAGTATCCGCCCTGCTTGCCTCCAAGCGCCACATACTCCTGAAACATCGGATCGTTTTTGACAATACCCTTTGTCGCATCAATAAGATTCTTCGTAAATTTGAATATATTATTTTCTGTACCCTGTATATACGCAGTCGGAATATCCCTTATCGCATTTCTCACCGCAAAGAACGGATTGAGCCCAGTTATGAGCGCCTTAAACGGTCCCGACCAATATTTATTTACGATATTAAGCATCCTCGTTGCTGTCTCATCCGAAGGATTCCTCTGCAGCGTCTTAAGGGCATTATATATTTCTTCGTTTACATTCATACGCACAGGCTTTCCGTTTTCCATAGCCACTACATAGAAATCTCCTTTAATGTCCTTACCCATGAGATTGTCGAGCACATTATCCATTGCGTCAAGACCTTCTTCATTAAGAAGCTCGCCGCTGTTCTTAATTATTGTATTGTCATATTTTGCTATGTTCCCGTCGGCAAGCTTTACGGCACCTTCAAATCCTTCCGGATTTTTTCTTACCAAATCAAGAAGCGACAAGTTAAGCTCATTTGTCCTCGCAGCTCTTACAGCCTTCTCCGTATGGATTGCAAGCGCAACATCTGGTGCAATTATAGGCTTATTACCGCCCTTTGCTTCCTTTACCATTTGAGCCGCGCTTATCACTTTTTTATTGAAGCCCTCCGTATTAGTTATACCGTCCCTCATCACAGGCACATAATTACGGTACATCTTCTTAAGCTTTTCACCGAGCTCTTTTGATATGAGCCCCGATTTCACATACCATTCATCGATCAGAATATCGTTATTCGCGTACACAAAATCGCTGAGAGTCTTAAACTGCGGATACATTTTTTCAAAGCTCTTTACGGTCTCTCTGCTCCCGGCCGCACTCACATTATCGAGTATGCCCTTGCCTCTCGGTCCTCTCTCTATATTTACCTTATGTAAAAGATACTCATTAAAGGCGTTCTTATCCGCCGCCGAAGCAAAAACATCATCAAGAGTCATAGTTACACCGTCAATCGAAGGCGCTATATTCCTGCCTGCCATATCTACCATACCGTTATGCAGTATGCTGTCCGCCGTTCCCTTTGATTTTCGCATATTCGAGGAAAGTATCTTCACCTTTTCGTCGAGCCTTGCCAAAGGATAGAGGTTGTCCACCGTGCCCGTATACAGCTTTCGTGAAAAATCAAAAAGTCTTTCTTTTGCACTTTCTACCGTAGGCTTACCTTTTCCCCTCATCTGAGCTGCTACCATATTTTCTATCGGAGGAATATCTTTCTTGACATTTTCCTGCACAGTTGGTAGTATATTATTAGTAGCAGAAGTAGATGCTGCAAACGTTTCGGACGTAAGGTGCGGGGATTTATCCATGTTCACCAGCAGTGGTGCTTCTGTTTTATTTTTTGAAATATAAGCACTAATTACCTGCAGTTTCTTCGCACTACTATCAGGGACCGCTTCTACCACATAATATGTTCCGTCAATAGCTTTACTGTACTTTATCCCCATAGCTGGTGTTTGATCAGAATTAGTAAACGCCTTTGTTAAAGCTCCATCTACATCATTCATCATCAATTTTTCCACATCATCATAATTTTCAAGAACATATTTAATTCTTGAAATATCTTCACTGTTCCGCATAGTACTATCAGCTATGCCATTTATACCATGTCTTGCCTCTATATGATTTATTGCACTTCCGTTTATGTTATGCGTATATCCAGTAACATCTATACCTGTCAACTTTTCTATGTCTCTTTTTGCTCTTTTGCTGACATTTCCCAAACTTTTATTTAATTTGCTCGCTACATTCTTGTCCTTTAAGTTCTTTATTTTCTCTACAAAAGCAAAAAGTTCATTATCAAGTGACTCCTTGTACTCGCCTATCATTTTTATCTGCTGCGGTGTATGACTCTGTTTCACTTCTATTACACTTTGCTCTTTTATCGGCCGAACTTTTATGTCGGCATCTGCCTTAGATATATTCTCCGCTGTCTTCTCAATATTCTTTCCGACCTTTGCACGGTTTCTCATAAGATGCCCGATTCCTTCCATACCGACACCGAGTCCAAGATCAAGTGCTTCCTGCTTCACAAACTCCTTAACCGCGTCTTTACCGCTAAGCCCCTGCTTATTAAATACATAGTTTGCATTAAGCGGCGCACCGAGTACGGTATCCGCTGCCACGCTCTTTAATGCGCCCTGCCCGAATTTCCCGAGTTTCGCAGCTCCCGGAAGCTTCATTGCCGCATCGCCCACAGCTCCGCCAAACTTACCGTACGCCATTAAATACGGCAACGCTTCACCTATCATATTTCCTGCAGCACCCGAAATAGTATTATTCGTAAGGTCCGACACCATTTTTTCCGTAGGCGTTTCTTCCTGCCAACTAAAACGCGTAGTCGGTCCCGGCGCAAGACCACGCCCGAGTCCTTGCATAAATCTCTCTACAGGCGAATTGGCCGCTGCAATCAAATCCTTTGCTGCCTGCACTTCCCTCTCCGCTTCAGTCGCATTCGTCTTAATCCCTGTCTGAATAGCCCTGTTTCTTGCTACAGGATCACCACCAAGCATAAGCCCTGATTTCGGAAGCTCTTTCTTAAGATAACTCTGCCCCTTAGCCTTATCCTGAATCTCCTTTGATGCCGCTATCTTTTTATACTTTGCCACAGTTTCTTTACTTTTACTACTGTATGACTTTGCTGCATCATATGCCTTGACACCTGCAATCGCATTATTCCTTGCAACAGCATTCCCGAAAAACTGCATTGCAATCATATCCGAAAGCGGCTTTGCCGCACCCTTTTGCTTTTCTGCCCTAGGCAATGTAATCTTACTGCTTGAACTTCCCTTTAATGCTGCACCGTCAAATTTTTTAATAGGATTGCTTATAAGGCTGCTTCCCACGGAAACAGCCTTACTCGTATTACTCTTATTATCTTTTTTCTTTTTTATTGTATTAAGCTCTATTGCCATATTACCATCTCCTCTTAAAGCCCAAGCGCTACTATAAGCTTGTCTTTATCAGCATCTGACATCCACATATCGCTGTTTATGATTGTTTTCGCACCGTTATCAGTTGCCATCGGTGAATCATAATATCTTCCCAAATTAGCAAGAACTCGTTGATAGTCTGTACCGCTTACATCAAGACCGTTTACCGTATGCGAGCTTACGGATTTCTTAGTATTGTCATTCAACCCACCGGATCTTGCCGACGATTTTGTATTCTTAAGCTTTATTTGCGCCATAAGGCTCTTAAGTGCAAGTACGCGCGGATCC